GCGGTGATACCGAGAAAGCCGCAAAGTATGCGGACATGGCAATTACGGATATGTCCGATAACGCCAATAAGATGGGCACGGATATGTCCTCCATTCAGAATGCCTACCAGGGTTTTGCCAAGCAGAACTACACGATGCTCGACAACCTCAAGCTGGGCTACGGCGGCACAAAGCAGGAAATGGAGCGATTGCTTGCCGATGCGGAAAAGATATCTGGCGTCAAGTATGACATCTCCTCCTACGCAGATGTGGTGGAAGCCATCCATGTCATGCAGGAGAGCATGGACATTGCAGGAACGACAGCCAAGGAAGCGGAAGCCACCATTTCCGGCTCTGTCAATGCACTGAAATCTGCCGTGTCGAACCTCATCGTAGGCTTCGGCGATGCGGACGCTGATATGGAGCTGCTGTGCAACAACATGGTGGATGCCTTCAAGACTGTGGTGGCAAACATCACCCCGGTCATTGAAAACATCGTGGCGGCTCTGCCCACGGCGCTGGACGCTCTGCTGACGGCTGTGGGTGAACTGCTGCCCACACTGTTGGAAGCGGTCACCGAGCTGTTCTCGCAGGTGTTGGAAACGCTGCTGTCCTTGCTTCCGCAGCTTATCCCCGCGGCGGTGTCTGCGCTCATGACCATCGTGAACACGCTGATTGAGAATCTGCCCCTGCTCATTGATGCGGCAGTTCAGTTGGTGTCTACACTGGTGACCGGCATTGCGGATGCATTGCCCACGCTCATTCCGGCAGCGGTGCAGGCTATCGTCACCATCGTTCAAGGTCTGGTGGACAGCCTGCCGATGCTACTTGACGCAGCCTTACAGCTTATCACCGGGCTGGCACAGGGACTTCTGGACGCAATACCCGTGCTGATCGCCGCTTTGCCGGAGATCAGCAACGGCATCATTACCTTTCTGCTGGACTCCATCCCGCAGATCATTGAAACTGGCATTCAGCTTCTGACCTCGCTGGTGACTGCCCTGCCGGAGATCATCACGGCTATCGTGGAAGCCATCCCGAAAATCATCGACGGCATTATCACTGCCGTGCTGAACGCCATTCCTCAAATCATCCAAGCAGGTATCAACCTGCTGATTTCCCTCATTCAAGCACTGCCGCAGATCATTACGACCATCGTGCAGGCCATTCCGCAGATCATCTCCGGCATTGTCAATGCACTGGTTGGGAACATCGACAAGATCATCATGGCGGGTGTGCAGTTGTTCGTTGCGCTGATTGAAAACCTGCCCACCATTATCGTGGAGATCGTCAAGGCAGTGCCGCAGATCATTGCCGGTATCGTGAGTGCCTTCGGCTCTCTGATGTATAAAATCGTGGAGATCGGCGGCAACATCGTCAAGGGACTATGGAGCGGTATTACCCAGCTTGCCTCATGGCTGTGGGACAAGGTGTCCGGGTGGATTTCTTCCATCTGGGACGGCATCTGCGATTTCTTCGGTATCCATTCGCCCTCGAAAGAGATGGCGTGGGTCGGCGAAATGCTGGTCAAGGGTCTTGCAGGCTCCATTGACGACAATGGCGATGAAGCGGTCAAGGCCGCAGAAGGGATGGCCGAGGACATCAACGGTGTCATGGGCGACCTTGCCCACGATATGCAGACGGCTCTGCCCACCGACTTTGACGTGAACGGCTCGATCCGCTCTGCCGTGGACGGTGTGGTCGGAAAGGCGGCGTCCGCTTTCACCATTGCCCTGAACATCACGAACTTCAACAACTATAGCAGCGAGGACATCCGTCAGCTCACCAACGAAGTCATGGAGACGGCGAACCAGTTCGCCCAGCGGAAAGGAGTGGTATTCGCATGACTTATTTCACCTACAACGGTCGCAGTTCCGCTGAGTTCGGTCTGCATATCGAGAAGAAGGATGTGTTCTCCGCACCGGAGTACGATGCGGAGTTCATTTCCATTCCCGGTCGGAGCGGCGACATCATCAACCCGAACCGCCGCTTTGCCAACATCAAGGTCACTTACACTGTGTTCCTCGCACGGAAAAACGCAGCCGCCCTTGCATCCGTCCTGCGGGACATCAAGGGCTGGCTGTATTCCGAGCCGGACAGATACCACGAAATCACTGACTCCTACGATGCGGAGTATTACCGCTACGGCGTTATCTCCGGCACTCTGGACATTGAGGAACAGCTGAACAAGGTCGGCAGCTTCACCGTGACCTTCAACTGCAAGCCCTACAAATACAGTTTTGCAGGGCAGCAGGCAGTGGTAGCAGACACTTCCGAACTGACGATTACCAATCCCACTGCTTTTGAGAGCCGTCCGTATATCAAAATCTATGGCAGCGGTCTGATTCGGCTCATGGTTCAGCCGGAGGGTCAGGGCACAAGCTCCTGGGGCTTTGCCAGTGTGGACGAGTACATTGAAATCGACAGCGAACACATGAACTGCTACAAGGGTGCCGTTCTCAAAAACGATACAGTCAACGGCGCGGAATTCCCAGTCCTCAAGCCGGGTGTTTGCACCATCAACTGTACCGGCGATGTAACGAGGATTGAGGTCATTCCAAGGTGGTGCTGTCTGTAAAAAAGCAGGGCTCTCGTTTTCACGAAAGTCCTGCTAAAAAACAAACTCACTTTTTCAATTTCAGACCGTCTCGGAACGCCTCTCCCACGCGCTCGGTGACCTTGTAATAACCGTGAGTGTAGGGGTCAAAGGCGATGGCGTTGACTTTGGACATATCAATTTTTCCGTCCACCATAACGCTCTCATCGGCGGTGACATTGACAACTTTGCCGATGACGCCGCAACCGTATTCATTGTTCTGATACTCGATAAACTTGCACTCCAAACAAATCGGGAACTCATTGATGACAGGGGCATCTACGGTTTCGGCTTTGCCGGCGGTCAGACCGCTGCGGGCAAATTTGTCGGCAACCTTGTTGCCGGACTCCACGCCGAAATAATCCGCCTCGACCATGTGGGCGGCATCGGCAATGCTGACGGTAAATGCGCCCCGTGCCTTGATGTTTTGCACGGTCTTATGGGTTTCGGTGAGATTCAGGGCAACGGTGTCTCGCTCCTGCATGGTGCCCCATGCGGCGTTCATCACATTCACGCTGCCGTCCTCGTTATAAGTCGCAACCATCAGAACCGGCATCGGGAAAATACCCTCGGTGATTTTCAATTTTGTTCTCATGATAACTTCTCCTTGTGATCGTATTGACAGGACTGTTCATCCTGCTTATAATTATACTCAAGCAAATCAGAAATTCAAGTACTGGCTAAAAAGACAGGTACTATCCTTGGAGAAAGTAAATGATAAAGAACTATATTGAGAACGCCAATTTTGAGGACACCGGCTTTGCCTACACGCTGTCGCTGATCTCAGGCAAGCACAAGATGGTCATTCTTTACTGCCTGATGGAGTTTGAAACCGTTCGGTTCAATGAGCTGAAACGGTATCTGAAAACCATTTCTGACAAGACCCTCAGCACGAACCTCAAGGAGCTAGAAAACGACAAATTGATCGTCCGCACAGAGTATCCGCAGATCCCGCCAAAGGTGGAGTATTCCCTCTCCGAGCGTGGAAAGTCGCTTATGAAGGTGCTTGACCAGCTCTGCGTTTGGGGCGAAGAAAACCGACTTGGGAACGATATGACTGGGGAGTGTACAGAATGAACCGTGCAGAACTGAAAGAATTTATCGTGGAAAATTACAATGCGGAGGCGGACTATCCGTGGCTCAAATACCCGAATTACGAAGTATTCCGTCATAGTAACAACCAGAAATGGTTTGCCCTTATCATGGATGTGCCGAAGGACAAGCTGGGGCTGCACGGATCAGAACCGTTGGATGTGGTCAACTTCAAATGTGATCCAACCCTTATCGGTTCTTTGCGTGGCGAACCGGGGGTTTTCCCGGCTTATCATATGAACAAGGAGCAGTGGATCACCGTTGCACTGGACGGCAGCGTGTCAGACGAGCAAATTAAGATGCTGCTGGACATAAGCTATGAAGCCACGGCACCAAAAACACGCAAACGAAAAAGCTGACAAATATATTATTTCCATTCAACCACCAGGGAGAAATCCCCGGTGGTATTTTTATGCCCAGAAGGAGGTGACAGCCTATGATTCCCGTACTTTACCCCGCAAACATCACGGATTTTTCCACCTTCGGTCTTGGCGTACTGACGGATACCATTTCCTGCGAAATCACCGAGGAGCGCAACGGTGTGTTTGAGTGTCTGCTCAGATACCCGATCAGTGGTCAGCACTATGGGCTTATTACCAAGGAGTGCATCGTTAAGGCAAAGCCCAACGACACCGCCGCTGACCAGGCATTCCGCATCTACCGCATCACGAAGCCGCTGAACGGCATCGTTACCATCTATGGGCAGCACATTTCCTATGACCTTGCCAATGTGCCGGTGCTGCCGTTTTCCACGGAGAGCCGCTCTCCGCAGCTCATTCTCTCGCAGCTTCTGTCGGGAGATACACGCTTTACAGGCTGGACGGACTACTCGGATGCGAAAGCATTCTCGGTCACGCAGCCGAAAAGCGTCCGAGCCTGTCTCGGCGGCACGGAAGGCTCTATGCTCTCTCAATGGCATGGCGAATTTGAGTGGGACAACTTTACGGTGAAGTTCCACTCCCACCGTGGGCAAAAGACCGGCGTGGTCATTGAATACGGCAAGAACCTCACCGCCCTGGAGCAGGACGAGGATAACAGCGGCGTGTACACGGCTCTGCTTCCGTATGCGGTGTATACCCCGGAAGGCGCAGAGAATGAGACTGTGGTCACGCTGCCGGAGATCACGCTCCCCATTGTGACCTCGGAGATCGTCCGGGCAAAAACGCTTATTCTGGATTTTTCTGACCAGTTCGCAGAGAACGCCTCCATTACGGAAGAAGCACTCCGTGCCAAAGCCAACAGCTATATCAAGGCAAATCCGCTGGGGACGACTATTCCCACGGTGAAGGTGTCCTTTGAACCGCTCTGGAAACAGCCGGAATACTCGGCGCTGCTGGAACGGGTCAACCTCTGCGATACCGTCACCATTCGGCATTCGGCATTGGGAGTCAGCGTATCCGCTATGGTCATTGAAACCGTGTATGACACCCTTGCCGAGCGGTACAAGAGCATTTCTCTCGGTCAGAGCAAATCCAGCATGATCACCACCATCTCCGAGGTGCAGTCCTCGGTCGATAAGGTGGAGTCCACGGTTGGACGCTTTCCGAAACTGCTCCAAACCGCCATCGGCAAAGCCACCGGGCTTATCACCGGCCAGAGCGGCGGCTATGTGGTTATTAACACAGACAGCGAAAGCGGGCAGCCCTACGAGCTGCTCATTCTGGACGCTCCCTCCATTGACGAAGCCGTGAATGTCTGGCGGTGGAATGTGGGCGGCTTGGGCTTTTCCCATAACGGCTACAACGGCCCCTATGAAACCGCCATCACGGCGGACGGTCAGATTGTCGCAGACTTCATAACCTCCGGCTCCTTGGTGGCGAATATTATTAAGGTCGGTGTTATCCAGTCACAGGATGGCTCGTCTTATTGGGATTTGGAGAGCGGCGAAGTGGTACTCCGTGCGTATGTCTCAACGGAGGAGTTTGCAGAGAAAACAGCCTATCTCCAGCAGAATGTGGACGGGCTGAACAGCTATGTGGCGACCCTCACTGAAACAATGGAGTCAGTTTCCAACGACCAAGGCATACTGGAAGAGCGGCTGCGAAGCTCCGAAAGCAAAGTTTCTCAGCTTCAGCAGACGGTGGATGGACTGTCCGTCACCATGCAGGAGCAGTACATCGGCGGCATCAACTATGTGCAGAATTCTTCCGGGCTGAACGGTATCACGGATGATTGGAGCTACTCCGGCACGGTGAAAACGGATGCATCTACAGACACGCAGAACAATACCGTTTCCGACTCCTGCTTTGTGTTGGGGGCTTACTCCTCGTTGTCGCAGTACATCCGTGGTGTGCTTCCCGGCACCTACACGGTTTCCGTTCGGGCAAAGAAAACCTCGACCATGTCGGGGTATTTCTATATCACCTACAACGGAAACAAGACGAAATACCTGTTCAGCCGTAGCGATGCCTTCGGCTGGACAGACTTCACTGTGACCCTCACCGATGTGACCGACCCTACACTACGCATTTACTGCTACTGCCGGGATGCGTCCATTTATCTTGCCGACATCATGATCACCGAGGGGGCGATTCCCCGAAAGTGGACGCCTGCGCCCAACGAGATCTACACGCAGGAGGTCAAAATCGACAAGCGCGGCATTGAGGTTTCCAACAGCGCATCCTCTCAGCGGACGGTCATTACGAACGCGGAATTTGCGGGCTACTACAACGATGAGGTGATTTTCACCTTGAACAAAGACGAAACCCAGACCAAGAAAACCACGGTGGACGGTGAGCTAACCGTAGGCAAGACAAAGTTCGTTCCCATGCCAACGGCATCCGAGGGGCTGAACATCGTCATTCTGGATTAAGGAGGTCATATGGCTACATGGAAAAGTGCGTCCTATGACGGACGCTATCTGCAACTGGATATTACAGAAAGTGTGAATGTGGTCAACAACACCTCCACGCTTTCCTGGACGCTGACCTCAACCGGCGGCTCGTCCACCTACTACACCATAGACGCCACCACTGTTACCATCAACGGGACGCAGGTCTATTACAAAGCAAGAACCGCATGGGATTCCAAGGTGTTCCCGGCAAAGAAAGGCTCGGTCAGCGGAACGATCACCGTAGCTCATGACAGCAACGGCAGCAAAACCATAACGGTCGGCTTTTCTACCCGTGTGTACATCTACGGTCCCCAGGAATACGGCGGCAGCATGACCTTGACTGCCATCGATCGCAATGCACCTACTGTAACCTTCAGCACTTCGAATATTACGGCAAACGGTTTTAAGATATCCGCATCATCTTCTGCTACGGCAGATATCTGGCAGTACAGCGTAAACGGTGGATCAACATGGACACAGTTCTCTACCACGGCAGGAACGAGTGCAAGTGTAACGCTGACCTCACTTTCTCCAAATACGAGTTATACGGTCAAGGTCAGGGTCAGACGGCAATACAACCAGGTCTACGGCACTTCCGGCAGTTCTACGGTCAAGACGCTGGGCGGTGCGGTGGTGAACAATGTCAACACGGTGACGGCGGACAATGCCACGGTTTCCATTACCATCAATGTGACCGTGTACGAAGCCTCC